GTATTGCTGCTGATTCAAGTTTTCTTGTGTTGGGACGTTAAGGATTAGCTGATTTTCTTTCGGGAAATACAGCAGACACCATCCAAAGTTTCCAGAATAACTAGAAATCGCCGCGCTCATGGCATATTGGATTTTGTTTGTAATTGACACCCGCGGGTCTAATCGGCTGCTTTGAAGCGCACCAGACATGGGAACCACCCCATCCTGCGTGATGATCAAAAGGTCACCGCCAAACTTGACCCAACATCTTGCCCCTATAGGCGCTCCAACCGTGTAAACCCCGATTAAAGAGATTCCTGATGGGGTTGTGGGGTCAGTTAGCCTCCAAACCAATAACTCGCCCTTGGAGGTTATAAACGCCAAATAGTCATCCATGCCATAACCAGCGTCCAGCGTCCAAGTCATGCCGGCAACCAGATAGCCACCCATCTGGACAAGGGAAGACATATCCAAGACATTGGCCGCCCCTGCAATAGCGTTGATTGGCAGATACCAGGCTTTCAGGGTCTGGTTTTGAATCAGCCAAATACGATTTTTAAACAGGTTAATGTTTGAACAAGCCGCCGTGTCAACGCCCGTAATGTCGTAACCAGCGCCATCACCGTCTTTGTGCCATGCCGAACCATCATAGATTCTGAGCTTGTCTGCCCCGTTCACCATCATCAGGTAAGAGCCGCCCGTATTGGTGAAGTTGACGTTTTGCCACCGAGCATTTGTCAAACCCGTCAAATCAGCAGCCCCAACTGCACCGCCGCCCGTAATGTTGTAAACCTTAGTCCCAACTGCAGCAAACAGCTTGTCTTGCGTCCCCGAAGAATAAGCCATCACACTTTCAACTTGGCCCGTCATGCCTGTAGCGTATTGGGTGTAACCGTTTCTCAAGATGACTGAGTTAGTTCCAGGCCACCAATTTTGCAGAGTTACCGCATCTTCAATGGCCATAGCACCAAGAGAATCCCTTGCATTCCATCCACCAATAGGCGCAGGCACAGTAACCACGGACGATGTTTGCGTCCGCATCTTGCCAAATTTGGAAAACTGTTTAAGCATTTATTTGCTTTTCTTTTCAGGTTTCGCTGTCTTAGCAGATTCCCTAAATGCTTTTGCAGTAGGTGCGCCCTCTGTGCCAGGCTTACGCATTTTCTCGCCTGACCCTGCGGCTATTCTTTCTCTCTTTGCCTGAATGTTGGCATACAAACCATCGAGTTTCATAACATCTCCTTAAACGCTAGGCCAGTTGCCATCTTGAACAGACCAAGGCCCAACCAGTTGATTCATGCCAACAGGAGCCAACGACATAGCCGACACAGGAACGTCTTGAGCTTTGCAGTAACTTAGCGCCCTAGTGAATTCACCTAGTTCAATCCCGTAATCCAGTTTTTTAGCTTTCAAGAAGTAAAACTTCAAGCCAGCCATCATCAGGTCATCAGGAAAAATACAGGTGTCAGAATCAAGCGTAAATTCTTTTTTTGACCCTTGATCTGAGCCAGAAGCACAAACCCACAGGTTAGAAACGTACTCAAAAGAAAAGTTATAGACAGTTGTTAACGCTTGGAAAATGCGGAATTTGTTGTTGTAAATCCGATAGCGTTCGCGTGGGCCAATTGAAATGATGCCGCCCTGCAAGAACTGCCAATCTTGCGAGGATTTAGTTCCAAGATTGCGCCAATGGTCTGTTCTATCCCAGTTTGTGTCCGAAATCATTCGGTCATAGCCAGTTGGCAAGTCGTAATCTTGTTTGGCAAACGTCATAGATACAGATGCCGTAGAAGTCGTCACAGGCGCGTTTAGCGTTACCTGAGTAGCTGAATCAATGGTCAAAATTTCAGCGTAGGGAGTCTGGCCCGTACCTGTAATGACGTTGCCGACCTGAAGTGACGCCGTACTAGGGATGTTTGTGATGATCTTTGAGCCAGCGGTAATGTTGCCCGTGGTGGTAACCGCAGCTTGCGTCTGCCAGATGTAAGCCTGAACCAGACGCTGCCATTCAAAGTCTCTTACCAAATCCTTGCCCAAGCGTTGCGCTAGGGAAAGGAGCTGGATTGTCTGATTGTTGGTAGAACCTACCACCACCGCTGGTTGGGTTAGACCTAGTTCACCTGATACCTGATCAACCAATTCCAGCAGCGTGTAGGACATTTATTCCACCATTTCTTTTTTGGGTCTGCCTGCTTTTTTGGCAGATAACTCATTGACCAATGCTCTCAATTGTGCCATTTCTTCTTCTTGTTGTGCGAGCTTGGCATCTGTTTCTGCACGTATTTTATCGAACATTTGCGAGTCTTGGGCAGCAGCAATAAATGCCTTGGCCTTGTCGCGCAAGTCATTAAAACCCATGATTTTGTTGCCAGCAGAGTCGGCAAGTTGGGCAAATTGGTCAATCGTGTAGATGTGCAAAGCCTTAAATTCGGCCTTTTGCGTGTCTGACAGGATGGCCCACGCATCAATTGGCGTACCTGCCACGCGCTGTTCTTTCTTTTGCTGAAAACGTGCCCATTCCACAGGATAGTCATCAATATCAGTCTCGCGCATGGGACGATCAACCACCAAAGTGGAGTCGCCTGGCACTAACTTCTTGAGAAAAATCTTTTCTTCAAAGATTGGCCGCTTTTCAGCAATTGTTTTAAAGTTGTTTTGACGTTGAACAGTATGAAAAAACACCGCCATCTTGCCTCGGTTGTCTTCCATAAAGCTCTCATTTGTCCAGTTTGCATCATGTTGCATATCAAGCCCTTTGTTTAAGAATTTTGGCAGTTTCCTGCATTAGTCCATCACCGTGAAATATAACCTCAGCGTCTTGAGTTTCCAAGAACTTTTCCATCTCAATCGCCGCTTGAACCATTTGCTTGGTAGTCTGAAAGATTCGCTCTCCAGCTTGCACCATCATCTTTTCTTGCTCTTTTCCCAAGTGTTCCCCCGCGTGTCGTTGTTCCGTAAATGAGTTATCCATCCCATATATGTTGAATTTCCGATAACCCAAGGCAGCACAGACATTCATTGCCCGCATTCCAACAGACGAACCGCCACCAATCAGGCTTTCCATGCCTTCAGGGTGATTTTCAGCAACCCACGCCACAGTTTCTAGATCATCCCCGTTCACAAGATGCCATATAGCCACGTTGTGCCGCTTTAAAGCCTCAAAATAACTGGGGTGACACACAGATGCCAAAAGATACTTTGTGGCCTTCTGGGGCTTTTTAAGCATCCTTGCCTTGTGTTCTCTTGGGTCACAGTCAACGTGCCAATCAGGATTGATTCCCTTGCTTACCAGAAAATCGTGCGCTCCAGAAACAGTCACTATTGGCCGTTTGATGTGTTTCCAAGTGTCTGCTAGGCTCGGCCCGTAACAAACAATCGACACCCAACGATCATTAAACTTCGGCTTTTTCTTGAGTAATGGCAGGTGAATGGATTGCTCCATCTGTTCATGCCGCTGTTTATTAGTTAGGACGCCTTTAAGCACTCAACCCTCATGTCTCGAAATGGAAAATGGTAGTTAGGCTCACAGAATTTGATTTCTGTCATGCCCACGGAAATTAGCATATCGTGCAAGGGACGCTGAAACCAACCCCATCTGTGGCACATGGCTTCGCTTTTATATTTGGGGTCGCCATAAAGCGCCATAAGAGTCATAAAAGGCTGTAATGGCTCTTTGGTTTGCACGCAGTTAGTCACATACGCAAAAACCTTGTCCATACAGGGAAGTTCTAAGATCATCTTGCCGCCAGGCTTTAAAACTCGTTTCCACTCGGTAAGCACATCGGCCACTTCCCATTCGTAGAAATGCTCTAAAACATGAATCGCGGCTACCGCATCGGCGCTATCAGATGCTATTTCTAGCTTTCGCAGGTCACACTTCAGGTCAGAAATGTCGGAATGCAAATCAACATTTATCCAACCGTCCCATTTCTTTTTTCCGCATCCAAGGTTGTACGCTGTTTCGTAAGTGTCTTCCACTTGTCGATCAGTATTTTTGGCGAGAATTCTTCCGTCACGAATTTCTGCGCCTTGGATATGCGCTGGTTGACGTTCTGTGTCTGTGTCCATTCAATGCCTTCTTTAATGTTGCCAACGTAAATTTCTGGAATGCCCAAGTCTCTTTCGCTGACCACAAAGCACCCCTGACGAATCGCCTCGACTGCCCTGTTTGGGCTTTTGTACTCTGCCGTTGCAGGCATCAAGACAATATCTGCTTTCGCAAATTCTTCCAACATAGTCTCATGCGACCAAGGAATAGCGCCACCAAAGTTAGACACCACCCGCAGGTTGTATCCCTCCAAATCAGGCAATATCCTCTCCAGACTGTGCTTATTTACTGCGTGTCCGTACCACAACAGATTTAGCCCATTGCAATGCGGTTTTTCTTCTGGGTATTCATAAGGGTCACCAATCACAGTCGCGTCCCGCCCGTGTTCTTTGATGATTTTGGCCATGACTTCGGTGTTGCAGCTCACCGCATCAGCCAAGCGCAAGGCTTCTTTGTAATGCACCCAATCAAAGTGATCATCACAAAAATCCACAATAACCCATGCACCACGGGCCTTGGCTTTGGCCATATCCATCAATTCATTGGCTTGAGGCTTGGCAAAAATAAGCGTGTCCGCAGTCAAATCGTTAAGACTTGCCCATCCTTCGCTGACGATCTTGGCTCGATAGCGCCAGCTTGCTGAGGTTTTGTCGCCCCAATGGATAAACGAAACCCTGTCATTAGGTTGCTTCATGTTGTCAATAACAGCCTGAAGCTCCACGGCATTCTGTTCACGTTTCTTAATGATTGCTTGAATCAAACCATGCCCAAACCCATAAAACTGTGCATCTGGCAGGTAGTCATAGTAAGTTTGGAAATGTTCAGCTTGCAAGGCCATAGACGCATTGCAATAGAAAGTCTCGCCGTTTTGCTCAATTCTGATTTCTGTTAACTGGTCACCAGGCTTTAGACCTGACCCGTTCACCCTGAGTTTGTCCCCGTCATTGCAGGAATCAAACCCAAACAAAGCAAATTGACGGTATCCAAGAACGTAAAACAAGGAAATCGCTCTTAGCCCTGAAGTAGTCCCGCCGCCTATCAGCATTGTGTTTTTAGGTCTGTCCTGACCTTTCATAACATACGGATGCCAGATAGTGACGTTATGCCCTTCAAGGTTGTCAAACATGGCCTTGTGGCATTGAGATGCAATCATGTATTCCACGGCCTTGTGGGGCTTATGGAATGAAATTCGGTGTTCTTGTGGGTCTATTGCTAGGGCGTAGTCAGGAATAACGCCTTGTGAGATTAGCCAATCATGGGCGTCTTTGATCGCCACGATCTTTGACGTTTTAGCCATCTCTCTAATAACATCTATTTGCCCTGCCACGCTTGGCCCGCTTGCGACCAGCATGATCATGCCATCTTTAATTGGCTCTTGTTTCAATATTTGAGGATAACCACGCGCTACCGCAGCCTCCATGTTTTGAAACAATGTTTCGTCATCGGCAACGCATTTGCCAACGATTTTTAAAGGAACAAATGTCATTAGAAAAACCCCTCCCGCTTTTAGGAGGAGGGATTAGGCGTTAGCCAGCACCAACCATCATCAGGCCTGCGTTGTTAACAACACAGTAAGGAGCAGATGCAGAGGTTGCAGAAGTGTTTGCCACAATGCCTTGGATGAAACCAGCAGACACGGTTGTGTCGTCCAATTTACCAGCCGTGGCGGTTGTGTACAAAGGAACTTTAGGTTGGCAAGCAATCAACAAGTTGACCTTAACCACGCCGTTCAATGCAATCCAGCCGTAGTAGCTAGAAGTAATTGCGGTTTGTGCAAAGCCAACCATGTTCCAGCCCAATGCGGCAGCGTTAGTCGTTGTGACAGGTACAGCTCGCAAAACAGGAGTTTGGCTCGCTGAATCGCCGTAGGTGGACATGATCACAGCGTCATAAGCTGCAATATCGGACTCAGCGCGAGCAAAAATGTACACGCCGTTATTGCTTGTGTTCACTCGCGTACCAGGGGTAACGGGAAACAAGGTCGTAGAACCAGCAGAAGTTGACGCATAAGTTGCGGTCAAGTCAATGCCGATTTTGCCATCGGTGATGTAATCAGCCATGATTATTACTCCGTCATAATGCCCTGGAACTGGAGTCCAGAAGCAGTCATGTTACCAGCCCACCCAATCAAGCGCACAATTGCGTCTTGGTTGGTACTCATGCGCTCATCGCCGATTGGTACGAAGTTGCGGTTAGCGTGTGGTCGGAAAAAGATGTACTTCGTGTTAAGGAAGTAACCTGTAGAGGCAGGGATGTTGCCACCAATACCACCGTCCAGCACAACGTCTGCGTTCATGTACTTCGAAGCAACGAAGCCGAGTTCGGCCATTTTGCTTGAGCCAGGGAAACGCTGGATGTTCTGCAATGAGGACATGAAGAATGACCAGAGGTTGTTGTCCAACAAGATCAAATCGACCACATCAGAACCACGGCTAGTCTTGGCATACAAACGGTTAAAACCAGTCTGAATGTTAGATGCGCTTGCGCTCACGCCGAGGTCGCTAGAGAAGTCAAAAGTCTGGTTTTGCCAGAAAGACCAAGATGCACGATCAATGCCGCCGACCACACCCGTAGATGGGGAAGCAACAACCATCGCCTGCAAACCTGTGATCTGCTTGCCGTTGTTACCAGTTCCGTCCGAGTAGATACCCGTAGAGATCAAGTTTTCAATAGAAGCCTCTGCAACGTCCAAACGTGCGTCAAACAAATCAATGATCTGTTCTTCACCGCTGTTTTGCAACATCTCAAGACCGTTAATGGTGACAGCCACCGCAGCTTGTTTGATTGGGAACTGAGCCGCGCTGATCACATCCGCAGGGGAAATGTTCAGAACTTCAGCGCCCGAATAGTACATGGCGGTAGAGTTTGCTTGGAACGACAACTCTTGCAAGATAGTCGAACCACCTGTGAAAGGCTTGTAACGGCCTTTCTCACGCAGGCGAGTCAGCAACGCATTGTTTTTAGTCACGTTATCAGCAACGATGCCGGAACGCGACTCAATGGTAGTGGCCAAAACGTCTGAGTAATTACTATTGGCGTATGCCATAAGAATTCTCCTTAGTAGTTCGCAGAGCGTAACGCATTTGCGATGATTGCCCTGCGATCAGTTTGGTTTAATGCAGCGTTCATGACCGAGCCTGGTGACCCTTTGACTTGAACTGCTGCCGCTTTTGCTCTCTGGGCTTGACTTTGGGCTTGCAATGACTGTTGCTGTTGAGCAAATATCTGTTGCGAAAGACTTGGGTCTAACCGAATGGCCGTGTCGTATGCCAATTGCAATTTCTCGCGTTCAGACATATTTCCCGTGTCCCCCAGAACGTGCGGTGCTTGGAGAAGCGACAACATTCTGTCTTGGACTGCCTCGAAATGCGCATTTGCGGGGTCAGCCGCAAACTGCTGGATTACCGAGAGTGCTCGGCTTTCATTCTGTTTTTGCGCTTCATACTGGCTCTGCGTGATGTGCTGAGTCAGTTGTTGAACTTGTTGCGCTAATTGATTGTAATGATTATCTTGGACGGGTGGTTGACCGCCAAAATGTGCAGCGACCTGATCTAACGGAATTTGGAATTGCGAGATCATCTGCGCCACGGCTTGTGACTTTTGTTGTGGTGTACCCGTCCGCAACAATGCCGCAGTCTGAAGAAGTGGAGCAATTGCCGTTGCTGGCGTTGCGTTTTCGTTTCGCAACATCCACTCATAAGGCTGAAAAAGCTCAGTTATTGCCTTGGCCTCGGCATCACGGCTTTTATAGGTGTTAATGCCACGCTCAAAATCTGCCTCGCGTTGAGCAATAGCTTGGCGCAGCTCTGGAGGTGCTTTTTCCCAATGTGCTTTCATCTCTACTTTGAGAGATTTGGGCATTTCAGGAGCTTGGATAGCAGGTTGCTTGCTATCTGGTGTTGGGAATTTAGCAGCGCGTTCTGCTTTTGGCTCTCTAGGCTCTTTTGCGTCTTTTTTCAACGCTTCACGGATAACGTCAGAACGACTTTGTGGCTCTGCTTTTGGCTCAACCTTAACTTCGGTCGGCTCAACTTTAATTTCTGGTTCAGGTGGAGTTGGGTCAATCGTGTCGGGTGCGACAACTTCGTTTTCCATTTATCTCATCCTTTTCATTTGGTCTAAAGTCATTTTAATCATCTCTTTGCGCTCAGGCATAGGCCGATTATGCAACCGATTAGCCATTTCTACGTTCAATCCACTCATTTTCATTGGATTGATTGGCGCACCAGGTCGGTCAAACTCTTGAGTAACGGCCACTTGACCACGCAATCGTTCAATGTGAGCTGACTTCTTTTTGTTCCATTGCTCTTGAGCGTATTTAACGTCCGAATGCCCCATTTCGATGGAATCAGTCCGTTTGAGGTGTTCTCGCCATTGGGCGCGACCCTCAATCATTACCCCGTCTGGAGACATAAAAGGAGCAATATCACCCATTACTGAGTAACGCTCATCAGGTGGGCCAAGATGCTTCTCGTAAGGTGGTGACCCGTCCGCTGGATAAACCCATGTTTGTCTCAAATTAGCTCCAATAAACGTGAAATGTCATGTTCGTCCCTTTCAAAGCGTACTCGCTTATCAAGTTCCCTAACCCGCTGCATCAGCGAATCATAATCAATTGTGTTTCTTGCTGCAATATATATTGTTTGATCAGGAGCAGATGTGATTTCTTCCCTGACTTCAGGCGGCAAGCCAAATAACGCTTCTTTTAACTTGTTTTTGCGTTGGGTTTCAAGTTTTCGGTCTTCTTCCCATTGTTTGTCCCGCTTTTTCTCATCAAATCCAAAGTGACCACCAATTGTGGAAATTACATCAGGAGTCGCTGCGTTTGTATCTGTTGCAAACGGCAGTTGGGCAAAGGCAGCAAACCCAAACATTTAGCCCCACTTTGCGGCTAATCCGTCCGCATAGGTTTTATTAACAATGTCTGTGCCTGCGCTTGGGGCTGTTGAGACTGTGCCTGTTGATGCGCTTACATTTAGAAAAGTTGCATTTTTCGCAGTAGTTGCACCAATAGTCATGTTGTCAATCGTGCCTACATTGGTTGGGGCAATTTCAATTGCTCCCGTACCGCTTGGCTTCATGTGGACATGGCCAGTACCCGTAGGGCTAATGTCAATCTGAGCGTTTGTGCCGTTTAGGTTGGTCGATACATTGAGGGAAATGTTGTCACCACCGCCAGCGCCCATGCTGATCTGGGTTGTTCCTGCGGAATTCTTTAAAGATAACCCACCTGAGTTAGTGGCCTGGACAACTGGGGTGGTAAGTTTGGTCAGGGTTGCATCTGTACCGCTTATAACCGCCACGCTTGCAGGTAAGGTAACAAATACATCCTTAGACCCTGCGCCAAAGTTAATCTTTGACCCTGTGGAAGATGAAATTACTGTGTCTCGGCTTAACGTGCCTGCGTAATATGTACCAATCCCGACTTCCCAATCAGAACTACGGGTGATCGTGTAATAGGTTGTGTTGTTGTTGCCAATGACTGCAAAGGACTGAAAGCCTTGAACCGCGCCATCTAGCGTGATCGTGCCTGTTCCCGTGGTTTGGGTTGATTCACGTACCCGATCAGCAACAACTAAACTCATAAAGTCTCCACGCCAATCACAAGACCATCAGCACCCCTCACAACTTTCTTAGGTGCGCCAAGTTTTTTAACGGCTTCTCCAATGCCCTGCATGGTCTGTCCGTGTAAGTTGGCCATATTGTCAGCAATTTGCGCCATTTGCATTACCGCGCTCTGAACGCCCATGCCAAGTTCTTGGGTGATCTTTTCAGACGCTGCTTGTTGTGCTTCCATCAAAGGCAAGTCAACACCAGGATTAGCCCCGATTCTGGCAACCAAAACCTTAGTTGCGGCATCCAGCTCGGCTTTCCAGCGTTCGTATTCTTCTCGGCCCTGCATTTCTCTTGCCTTGACCTGAAGCTCATTATTTGAAAGCTGTTGGGCAAACTGCTCTTTCATCTGCTCAAGCTGGAGGTCTGCTTGCACTTTGGCTTGTTGCATTTGCATCTCAAGTTGTGCTTTAGCTTGGGCAAGTTGTGCCTCGGCCTGCATCTTCATCTGGTCGCCTTGCGCTTGGGCTTGCATCCGCATCTGTTCGGCCTGCTGTTCAGCTTGGAGCTTCATAATTTCAGGATTCTGCTGCGGTTGCGCTTGGGCTTGCTGTGCTTTGGCTTGCAAAGCCTTCATAGCCTGTTCAATGGCAGTTTCTAGGCTTCGGCCTGCGCGGTAACGTCTGACCAAGAATAAGAGCATTTCGCTCATCATTGGCAGCATTTCGGGAGCCTGGTGAACCATTGGCAAACTAGAAGCTAAAAAGTCGCCAATGATCTTGACCGCTTCAGTTGCGTTTTGTTTGTCAGCCTGTTCGTCAATCTGGGCTAGGGTATCGGCTTCAACCTGAATATGAAAATCCCGAATCGTGCTGTTTGACAGCATCTGAACCGCAGCTTGCAACAACTGAGGATTTTGGCCTTCAGGAGTGTTCATCACCCCCGACATTTCCACGATCAATTCAGGTGGGTAAAACTTACAGACAATCTGGGCTTTGATTCTGAACAGATCAGTCGCAAATCGAGCCACATCGCCCTGAGTTGCTCTCAATCGCAGACTGCCAAAATTAGCTTTAAGCTGTTGGGCGCCTAAAGTTTCGCTTGCGTTAGTTGCACCCCTGAGAATGTCAGAAATGCCGCAAATTTCGTAAATTGACTGCTTAACGACTTCGCGTGATTGGTAAAGCTGTTGCAAGGTGCGAATGATTGCGCTGGTGTCCAGCATATCAATGGCGCCTTTTAGACCGCCTTTTTCGCTCATTGCTGCCCATGCAGTCACAGGGAATAGCTTGTTGTCCACGCCCTCGGTGAACAAACGCCCCAATTCCTTAAATTCAGCATTAAACACGCCCACGGCTTTACAAGCCTTGACCAACAAATAGATGCGCTGCGTTAGGTTGTCCAGCTCTTGTGCTTGGTCTTCGTATTCGCAGTAATCAGGTATTGGAATCATTGACCCGTTAGTCGTTGTGGCCAACAAAGGCTTAGGACAAGGGAAGAATTACTCAAGTTCTAGCGGGTCATCACGCTCATCTAATGCTTGGGGGTAACCCTTAGCAACCCAACAGACCTTTTTAGTGCGTTTGTTCCAGATTTCAGCGACTTTGGCTTTTTTGCCGTAAGTCGCTTTGGCTGTCATTGGGTTTTTGGCGTCAATATCGTCGTTCTGGTCGGTCAAAGGGACGTTTTTGAACACATCGCCAAAACGCTCAATGCCCTCGTCCTTGGTCATGTAGACCCAACGGCTCACCCACCAAACTTCATCCCAAGTTCGTGCTGGTGAATGCAGAAAGTCCGTCCAATAGACGTAATCAACAGGACTGTGGGCTGAGTCAACGCGCTCAATTTCCTCAGTATTGGTGATTTCTGCGGCTTCATCGGCCTCAATGCCCGTGGGCATACCCGTTTCTTGTTGCTCTATACCTACGATAACAGGCTCATATCTGACCCATGCTGTACCGCGACCAGGTAAGAGTCGATCTTCAACCACGCCACGCATTGCTGAGTCAAAGTCGTTGAATTGGGTAACTTCATACTCAACCACGCGCTCAAGCATTGTGCTGGCCAAACGGCCAACAGGGTCTGCATCCATGTACCTACGCGAGACTTCAGGCTTTGCCATCCGTCCATAGAGTGCAGGGAATAGAACAGAAATGTTTGACCAAAGGATGTTGAACTTCATCCTTGGCATTTCGATAGCGTCACGCTCGTCACGATAACGCCGCACGACTTTTTTGCCGCGCTTCTCCCACTTGTCAAAGACTTTTTGGGCTTGTTCTAGCTGGTCATGCCAATACGGGCCTTGATCGTCCTCATAAGCCTCTTGGTCTGCGTAGGAGCTGTCGAATGCCATATTAAGCCGCAAAGAAGAAAGTCACATCTAAAGTGCCGCCGATAGTCGCATAAAGACTTGTGCCCACGTTAGCCGGAAACCGATGGAATCCAATTGCTGGAGTGATCGTGCCAGACATAACATCACCGCTTGCGCCACCGTTTCGAAGCACCAAAGTGCCCACGGTTGTGTTGTTAACGTAGAAACCGATTAGTTGACATTGGCCGGTGCTGACCGCCCCTGTTGCTGTGATGTTTTTGTATCCACCGCATTCTGCTACTGGTTGGCTCATATCCGTTCCTCTTTGTGTGTCGTTTCAAAGTCCCACAATTCATCCAAAGTGATATTTTGCAGGGTTCTTCCTTTGGGCTGCGGCTCGTCTTTTTTATCTTGACGGTAGGCCACGGCTAACATTCTAAACGCATCCGCAGGGTGTGAACACCAGTCATGCCTCGGACTTTGCCTAAATGTTTTCTTGTCCTCATCATATTCCCTTTGATACTGTCTGAGTGCCTCTAGCCCCTCATCACAGATTGGGTCAAAGTAACACTTGGGCAGAATCATCCGCACCGCTTGAATTCCGTCTTGAATCCCAATTTCGGGCACGATGGCCAATTTTCCCATGCCACCCAAGTGCGTAGCCAACTGCTCAACAATCGACTTTCCACCGCTTGCCAGCGTCTTAGCTCTAGCATCATGCGGTAGGTAATGCTTGGTGTACCGATAACCCTTCATGTTCACAACGTCAGCAATGTCGTTAATGCTGGCCCCTGAGACTGCGTAATAGTCCATTACGTGAATCTCGCCGCGCACAATCTGATACCACCAGATTGCCGTATCGTCCCGATAACCCAAGTCCCACGCCGTGAATACTGGCGCATCAGGGTCAAACTTCAGGTCTTGGATTCGCCCCTCGTCTTGAGCCTGGCGCATCTCTTGGCCATAAAACGCACCCAGAATAGCCGCATCAAAGCTGCATTCATACTCTTGGTCGTACTGGTCTTGACTGAGCTGGTCTCGGGCTGCTTGAAGTTCTATGTCTGGCAGGAGTTTAGAAACACTTGCCGGAAGCCTTAACAGAAACCAATCTGGCGTAGCCTGGCTCACCCTGTAAATGTCGTGAAACTGATTCTTTCCCTTGGGCGTACCCCCAAAGACAGCCCAACCCAATCGGTCTGACAATGTAGGACGAATGACGTTACCCCAAACGCTTGGTTTAAAATCCCCGTATTCATCAAGGTAGACCCCGTTAAAACCCAGTCCCCGCATTGCGTCAGCGTTATCAGACCCAAACAGCATGATCTTGGCCCCGTTAACAAGCTCAACGCTCAAGTCTGCTTCATTGGTTGCTTTGGTGATCGGCGCAGCGTAATACTTTAGGTAATCCCACGCAACCCTCTTGGCTTGGCTTCTGAATGGAGCAATGTAAGCATACTGGGCCATTCTGTTGCCCTCAGTAATCGCTCGTTTAATCAAGTCGTTAATGGCCGCTACAGTCTTTCCAGCTCTTCGGTGTGCTACCAAACAAGACCAACGCTCTGTCCTGTTGTGGAAAGGCATGAAAACCTTTCTTGGTGCATAGGGCAGGATTATTTCGCGCTTGCCCATGTCACTACCATTTCTATTGGGCCTTCATCGGCTCCCGTGATCTCAGTCCTGGCTAACTTGGGAACGTGATACTCAACTACGCTTTGAAACAGCTCAAACGCCTTGGCAGGGTTGGGTTTTATGTCAGCCTCAGGAATGCCATTAGCGACCTCATCCAGCCACTCTGCCAATCTGTGTGCATTACCATCAACAAACAAAGCAATGGCCTCTCTTGCCTGTTGTGTGGTCTTGTTGGGGATGCCTGCCTTGCGACCGCCTCTCCTTTTTCCAGATTCTGCTACTTTATTCATAAGTTATGTTATACTGTGCTTTCCAATTAAGGTGGATTCTATGCAACTTTTCTCCCCTGTGGTTAATACAGATACTCCCATGCCAAAATTGATGCTTGAGGCTTTGACATTGCATGAAACTTTTTGTGTCATGTCTAACATCAATGCAGTAACCATTGACCAAGTCCAATCGTTTCTTGGTGATCGGCTTGGTGCTGAGTTTGCCAATACATTTAAACCTGAGTATTTGTTTAGTAGCCCAAAGCCTTCAACAGATCATGTGTGATCATGCCTGCGTAGGGTTTCATCTGTAAGGCTCTAATATCTGTTTGGCTAGGCTGTAGAGGGTTGGCAATACCGCGCTCTTTAACCACTTGGGGTAGCAATTCAAAGATATTTCTATCTTCCGCAGCTACACCTAATCCCTGACCAGGCACACCCCTTGGATATGAGACATGGCCAGACTGCATGATCATGGGTTTATCGGCAAAGATTTCGCCAATGTTTTGGATGCCAGCGTCTTGTGCCGATAACTGGGTTGGGTCTGATACCGCTAATCGGGCTTCACCAATGTTGAGTCCACCCCTATCCCTAAATTCCACATCCATCATGTTTTTTAAGGCTTTGCGAGTTTTGTCTGGCGCATTTCTATACTGGGCAATTGCTTCATCAGTTCCAAGTCCTGACCACTCAGGAATCAGTTTCTTAATTTCTTTATTGACTTTGGCTTTTGTGCCTTTGTTCATTACTGTATCGGCATAACTCAACATGGTCTCACCTGTCATGTGAGCAAAGTCTCCACCTGTTGGGGCCATGCGCCAAGGAATGTATAAAGGATTTTGACCCGTGACTTGTTTCACAATTTGGGCGTTTTCTAATATCTGCTTAACAGGGGCTTGTGCCGATGCCCACACTTGGCCAGGGTTGTTAAACATATAGTCCTGACCGCCTTGGAGTTCAATTGGGCGGTTTAACTGCACATCATTGATTCCAGTCAATATGCCACCGCCTGCGGTTCTGTCAGACATACTGGTAATAAATGGTCTTCCTTCCAAATCTGCCAATGACAGTTTTTTTGGCAATTCCGATTGTGTTTGTTGAACTTGAGTCACCAATGCTTTAAGGCGTTCTTGCTCTTTAATCCTTGGGTCATAGCGCAAATCAAAGCCAACAATGCCTGGCGGTTTTGGCGTTATGTCGCTCAAAATTGGAATTCTTGCTTCGTTTGCTAATGCCTCGCCCGCTAATCGGCCATATGTTTTGGCCACGGGTGCTGCGCCCTTTGCAAGACCCGGCCCCATGACTGTCCCGAGTTCTTCCATTCCCGCAGTTTCGGGTCTAGCTTGGGTTACTCGTTTGGGCAACATTCCCAAAATGTCTTTTGTGCCGCCATAAACCTGCTTATCAGGGGCATAGTTCACATCCCCCATTACTTCCATAGGATAGGGCGTTCTGATCGTGTTTAGCATGTCTACGGGCGTTCCAGCAAACTGCGCCACCCCGCCCCTGACCAAAGATTCCAAATTACTCAATCCACCACGGCCAATCTCGCTAATCATTCCCAACAGGTTAGGTGATCTGATGTTTTGCAATGCCCTAAAGCTGTCAGGCGTAATTGCACCTGAATCGACCGCATATGGGTCAAGGGCTTGGGCTAGTGCGCGGTAATCAGCCATACTGACGCACCAATGCTTTAGCCATTTCCTCTTTTTTGTCGGCTTTGGCAAATTCTTGCGCTACCTTAACAGGAATGTCGGCTTTCTTAGCAAACTTAGGGTTGTGAGCTGCGGCCTGCATGAATCTGGCTTGTTTGGCGCTGTGACTAGGCATGACTTTCTTTCATGTTGATCAGTCCGTTTAGCATTCTTGACTTGGTGTTAAACCATTGTTTTGAATAGTCGCAACCTGAATAATACGGGAATTCTGGGATTCCAAGCGTGTAATGGGCAATCTTGGCAAATGCCATTTCTTGCTCACCCACCAAAAAGTTGTATTCCTTGGGCAGTTCGCCAATCTGCTCGTCCTTCAACCATTCAAACCTGTGAAGCTCCGACCCCGTGTGTTCGTCCACGTAATCAGGCGTCAACAGCTTATTAGCAGGATGTTCACAATTCCAAATAATTAGGCTTGACCAGTTTTTTCTGGGGTAGTCCTCGTTTTTGGATTCCATCGCTGTGTTGATGTACTTCTTTTTGTGCTTGGTCTTGTACTCATGTTTCACAACCTGGACAGCCTTAGACGGGTCAAACAATTTATCCAGTTCATCAATGTTTGAAAGCATCAGCATGTCTGACGCATCCATAAAAATCGCATGGCCCTTAAAACCCATCAGGTAGGGCACTAAGAATCGTTGATAGATAAAGACGTTTGTACCGTCCCGCTGCCTACCAAACGTAGGAATGATGGCCACGGGCTGTGACGTATGCTCAATTAGGCTTTGACAAAAAACAGAATAACCCACGGCTTCCCTTGGGTCGTATCCTGCAAATACCGTGATCATTTCAGCGTCAGCTTGTAAAGGGTGGAATCAATCAGACCTGCTATTTCGTCAATGATGTTTTGGAGCTGCGTTTCGTCTGGCATAGCTTTACGATTCTTTGCCACGTATTCTGAAATGCTTTCCATGTAGCGGACTGGGTCTTTGGCATTGTGGAAATTCTCTGGAAAGTTTTTAATCTTTTCGTAGCAACCAGAATATGCCTCTGCAAACGAATCGGTCAATTCAATAATTTCAGGGTAATAAGCACCTAATGCCATGTGAACCGCAAACGAATCGGTTGATAAGTGCATAAAGTGGGTGACTGTCCCTGAGTGAAGTAGCGTACTGATGAAGTCTGCTACATCTTTTTGATTTGGGTCTTTTTCGAAAGCCATAGTGTCCTTAAAAAAGGCGGGGCACGAAGCCCCAAAGGGTCGGCAACTGCTACCAACACGGCTGACCTCTCATTGGTACTTGGGCGACATTGCCCGAAAGGTCATGCGTGTTGGACTCGATTTGGTCTTGACTAGGTAGGGGAGAAAGCCAGAAAATCCCTACTGAGACATCCTCGAATGCTGGCTTGACGTCCAACGTCCTAGATTTTAAGGTTTGGTTTAGCAATGTCAACAGGCCAAAGGTTTTTTTCGATTAATTTGTTTATTGTTTTTTGGTAAGCCATTTGCCACAAGTCGCGTCTTTGTTCTTTGTTTAGTCTAGCTCCGCTGTCCAGCTCGGTATGGCATGTTTGGCAAAGTGCCGCTGTGTATTCGTCACTAGCCTTGATTCCCCTGCCTTTTCCGTGTTCAGCCCAGTTTGAGTGTGCAGCCTGGGTCTGGCCTTCAATGTAGCAATTTTGGCAAGGCAAGTCTGCCACGTTCATCAGGTGCTTTTTGCTCCTGAAATAGTTAAATTTTGGCCTCATGTAATCTCCACCACATCTTTTCCTTTGCTCTTGATGTAGTTGGCGGTCTTTTGAATCATTCGCTCGTATTCAGACCTAGAAATGCTTGTGCGCTGAAGATCGTGATAAGACCAAACGTCCTTAATCGCCTTAATCCCCAATCCTGACAATCCCATCTTGCCCGTGGTTTCGTAGCGTTTAGCGGCTTCGTACAGGGCTTCTTGGGCTATCTTGCAATGCGGCAGGACTTCTGGCCCGATTCCGTTAATGCCCATCGTTTCAGATATGTTCATGATGTCGGCAAGCCAGCGCCAATCTTCCACAGTACCTTTGCCTTTAGTCATGGCATCAATTGCGCCTAGCTCATTTATTCTGAGCTTGTCTAAAGATTGCTTGTCAGCTACCGCAGCGCCTGAAATGGCGTGAGCAATAGTGTTTATGTCTGTTGACCAGACTTTGCGTTTACATCGTTTTCTCAAGTGTCACCCCGTTTTGTGCTGCCCAAGCCTCAAGGAATTCCACAAACTCGCTGGCCTGTTCTTTTGTAAATTTGCGGGTCTGCATCCCTAACTGAACAATTCCGTCACCAGAAAGATTAGGAATGACTTTCCCTGCTGCCAATCCTTTTTCTTTGCAATATTCTTGAACCAACAGCCTTTTCCAATCTTCCGCGTCCCATTTAGCACCCATGTGCTGCGCTTGTTTAGCAATGTCGCCAATGATGGCGTGAAACTTCTCGTTTTGTGGGTCTGTTCGTTTTGCAGGTTTAACCTCTAGCGTGAGCTGTCTGCCAGCGTTTAGCGCATCTTTAATTTTGGGCCAAAGACTACGCATCAAGGCTAAAGCTTGGGCTTCGTTGTCAAGGTCGTATTTCACCGACTGCCCCCAACATTCTTAAAGCCGCTTCAGGGCTGTCAATCCTCGCCAGCGTACCTCCGGCCCAACTTTCAAAAAAGTCTGCTTGTAAGTCCGTTAAACGCTTCTGAGGGCCATTTTTGACCTCAACCAGAAACGTGTGGCTTTTGTAACCCACTAAAAGGTCAACAGGTAAGCCAATTATCCAAACGTAAGCGCCAGCATCCCGCAAAGCCTGGACAATCTCGGCTTCATTGGCATCCCGCCTAGATGCAAATCTCATAAATGTTTCCAATTAATTCCACGAATGGCTTTTTGCATAGTGTCTTTACAAACACCATATTCTTTTGCAAGCATTTCATAAGTAACTATTTTTGGCTTGTACTTTTCTCTAGCCTCTTTTACTTGCTTTTCAGTTAACTTTGAAGTTCCTAGTTGCTCGCCTTTTGCTTGCCTGTTCTTTTTAATTTTGTCTCCTTGGTTATCTGCATGAGTTCCAATTTCCAAATGTTTAACATTGCAACAGCGCGGGTTGTCGCATTTGTGCATTGCAACAAATCCTTTAATACTTAACCCATTAATAATTTCATATGCGTATCTGTGCGCCATATGCGTTCCGTTGTTGCAATACCTACCATATCCCCATTGATTAACTGCGCCAAGCCAATTCCAACATTCGTTTTCTGACTTTTTATCAATCAAAGACCAAAATTCATTAGGTTTTACACCAGGCTTTTGCTTCGGAACATCTAATCCATATTTTCTTGCTTGGTAACGACCGCTTCGAGTCATCAAATCAAAGTCTTCAATTGTTTTCATAACATCTCCACAAATTGATGCAATTATACAATCAATTCGTTTTTGTCCACTCGGGCTGCGTGTCTCATCCGTATTTCTTTGCACAAGTTACACATATCCAGCGTCTAGCGCCGGACGTAAACCTAATCTTCCCGCCCAACTGGGGTTTCGGCAGGAGGCACAGATTGCATATTTTCGCGTTCATTTTTAGCCCATTCAACGCCCATATCAAAGGCGTTTGTCATTGCAGTCACTGTGTTTTCGGATACGCCTACGCTTTTTAGCAAGGCGACTAATTCTTCTTTGCTCATGTTTATCCCCTAGCTCGAATAATGTTGGCACATTCAAGTGCAACGGAAGCACCAGCGGCTTGGTATGGTGTTGCTACTTGCTCACACACTTTTGCACACGCCTCACGCTCTTTAGCCACGGCATCGCAAACCAATTTCATTACCCATTGCGGAACTTGCCTGTGACCAGCCATCTCAATGATTTCATCTTGTTTCACGACAACTCCTTTACCCGTTCACGGATTTTTTCAGTAATACCAACCCAAAGACCTGATTCATCTTCTTCAAGTTCTTTGGCCCTCTGTTTCGCATAAGGAACCCATCCTGCTTGCAGCACCATCTGGGCTATGTGTTCCACTTGTCTGTCGTAAGCTCGGCTGAAATCCATCTAAGTCACCTGTTAATTCAAGAGCTTTGTTGATAATGTTGACATGATACTGAGCGCCTTCGCGTACCTCATCAAGCAGGTTGTGAGCTTCAAAGTAGTTCAAAACGTGCCCTCATCATCTTTCTTTTCGTTCCAATGCTGGACAGGTGGCGTCTTTAAAACCTTGTAAATCTGGGTTTTTGGCTTTGCGCTTGTGCCCCATTGGTGAAAGCTGCACATGGGTCGGTCAATCTGGACTGTCCAGCGGTTTGAACAGCCAGGGACAGAACACATAAGCCTTTGCAGTTCATCAAAGCCAGAATCCTGAGAAGCATTGTTTTTGAAGTTAGTTAGCGCCATGATATTTTCCTTCGACTATTTTTGCAAAGTTGCTTGGTTTCAAAATCCACTCAAGATCGGCGGCAAATGATCTGCCAGACTTGTCGTTGACCCTGCCTGTCAAAAACTTAGATGAACCGATGTGTTCAAAGAATTCAGCAAACCAGCCAAGAACGTCTGAAGAATCAATGGCCTTGGTTTTCATCAGCTCGTCAGCTACTTCCCGCCACCGCTGCCGTAAGTAGCCTTTTCTGGTTTCGTTCCAAACCTCAACCCTGCGAAGTGTTGGCAAATGCTTGTGGTACAGCTCAATGACTTCTTGGTGATTGCAAAACGGAATTTTGCTTTCAGGCTCACCGTCAGGTGGGCATAAATATTCTGTCTCTTTCTCTGTCTCTGTCTCTGTCTCTAGACTATCAAGTTGATATTGAGCTGATATCGTGTTGATATCATCTTGTTCCAGCCAATGAGACAACTTGTTTAAGCAATCTATAGTTTGCTTTTCTGTCATCCTTAACCTAAATGCAAGAATTTTTGAGTTTGGCAAGCGACCATCATCTTCACTTGCAATCAGCCAGCACATCACCAAGACTTTGCTGGCAAGTGGGTCTAATTCGTACCATTCCATGTCATCCAAAACATCACGATACAACTTAACCCAAGGCGGTTTTCTGTCTTTAAAGTGCTGAAACTTTGACCAGTTTTTAATTTTCATTTTTTGCCCAAAAAAAAGGGCTACACCTGCTGTCTCACCCTTGCGGATGTTGGCGGACTGGCTCAGTACCAGCAGACAGCATGTGTAACCCTACTGAGAAACGCCGCCAAGCGTCTTTCAAAAAATCATACC